GGCAGACACCACTCGATTCTTGGTCAGCAGGGGTCTCGGTACTGACGCTGCTGCTCAACAAATGGCAGACGTGCAGGAACGATTTATCCGAATCGCCGCTGCCAAGTCCATCGACTCAATGACAGGTAGAGCAGATCCGAAACGCATCAGCGATTTTCTGAAAAACAACGGCCAGATGCTTAAGGACTTCCCCGAGGTCAAAGAGGACTTGATTATGGCGATTAAGTCCGAAGCCCGACTCAACACCCTGACCAACAGGGCAAAAAACGTGGAAACAATCCTCGCCAAGCAGGGCGAATTTGCAAAGCTGTTCGGAGCCGCTGGCTCTGACGCGGCGACTCGCGCTGCGGTGTCCCGTAGGCTCACGGATCGGCTTCTGACATCGCCGGATCAAGATGCCGAGTTACTCAAACTCATCAAGGTCGCTCAAGGCGGGAACGCTGGGTCGGCGGGTCGTGCCGGTATCAATTCTCAAGACGCGATGGATGGCCTAAAAGCCTCGCTAATCAACTCGATGATTGATAAATCGCGCAGCACTCGCGGCGATGTGACAAACCCCGAACTGATCGGCAGCTTGAACTTAGATAAGTTGCGGACTCATCTATTCGTCCCGAGAAGTGTGGGTAAGAAACCCCTGATCTCGGTGATGCTGGATAACGGTGTCATGCAACAGGAGGAAGTCAGCAATATCCGTCGAGTTTTCGATCTACTCGGTAGCATTGAACGGGCGCAGAAGCCCGGTGCTGCGATGGACGTGAAAACAGGGATCAGTGATATTGTGATGTCGATGTTGGCGCGCGTGGTGGGTACGCAGGTGTACTCGCGCACAAAACAGGCGGCGGGTATCGCTAGTATTGGTGCGGGTGAGATCACGGTGCACGGTGCCATTGCTCGCGGTGCTGACGCTGCGATCAGTAAGCTGCCTGTGCAGAAGATCAACAACGTGCTCATCGAAGCCATGATGGACACCACGGGCGAGAAACTGGGCATCCTCATGGCGAAGATCGACAGCCCCGCCGCCGCTGCGAAACAGGCTCGTCAGATCCACGCATGGTTGGTACAATCCGGTCTTACTGGTACATCTGACTTCATTGACCGCGAGTACGAACGACCCGCAAAACCCCCTACAATGTTCACCACTCCCCGATAAAGGCGCATCATGACGATCAGCACCACCGACTCCAGTATCTCCTACAGTGGTAACGGGGTCACCCTCGCATTCGCTGTTCCTTTCCGGTTCCTTGTCAACGGTGACATCGTTGCTGTTCTGCGCTCCACGGCGGGTGTCGAAACCACTCAGATCCTCGATACGAATTACACGCTGACCGGCGCGGACGACGATGCGGGTGGTACGCTGACCATGATCGTCGCACCCGCGAGCGGTGAGAAGCTGGTGATCCGCAGGGTCGTGGGAATCACGCAAGAGACAGACTACATATCCGGCGATTCGTTTCCCGCAGAGTCGCATGAGCGAGCCCTTGACCGTTTGACGATGATTGGTCAACAGCATGAGGAATCACTGGGTCGGTCATTGCAGTTCCCCGTGTCGGACACCGCGAGCGCGGTGATCCCTACATCAGCGAGTCGTGCCAACAAGTTCCTTGCGTTTGATGCTGACGGTAACGCATCAGTATCGTCCGCTACCGATCCAGGTAGCGTCACGTTCAGCACATTAGGTGAGACACTGGTGGGGCGAGGCACTGCCGCGCTGATGCGCGGTGACATAGGTGCCGCAGTTTCGGGTGTTAATGGTGATATAACGTCCCTTAGTGACCCGACGATCATCGTTGAACAGTTGCAGACATCGGCCAGCAGCAAAGTGGCGACTACTTTATGGGTGGATCGCAGGTTATGGGGTGACGTTCGTCAGAGTATCGTTTTTTCTCAGAACCTGAACGACACAACAGGTGCCCCGGACTGGGGTGGCTCTACAGGCGGCACATCTCTTACAGCATCGCACGGTGTAACCTATTTTTCATGCGGTGGTTTCCTAGTAGATATTAACGGGTCGAGAGCGTCCTCTACGTGGACAGGGTTGAGCGCGGTCAGCACAACTTACTACTTGTATTTTGAAATCGACCCCACAACCAATAACACGTCAGTGGGATCGACCACACTTGTACCAGGGTATAGCCAAGGTGATCTGGCGTCCACGACAAGCGGACAACACACATTCATTATCCCTGATATGACCATGAGACTCGGGGATGGTGCATCATCGAGTACGGTGTATCGCGTGTTCGTTGGTGAGGCTACCACAGGAGGCGGTGGTACAGTTACCAGCTTCATTTGGTACAACATCCGTGGGCAGTACTACGACTCCGCAAGGGTGTTCACCACATCGGCGGCCTACACGATCAACCACAACCTCGGACTCGGTGGGCCTATGCTTGAGGTGGATGCCTACATCACACCCATCAGCACCACCGAAAACGGATACTCGCCTCTCAGCGCCGCGTCACCTGACTGGGTGAACATCGGCAGCAACCGCGACATCACATTCTCCACAAAGGGGCGCAATCAGATCGTGGTGTCCACCTCCAATTCCATCAACATCGTACCCGCTGCGGGTGGAGCGCCTGTGGCGATCACCCCTGCGAACTGGTATCTCTATGTCACGGTGAAGCGGAAATGGTAACGGACTGCGCCCTCCACGTTCACCTAGTAGCGTTCCACGACGCGCCGGGTTTTGAGTCCGGCACACCGGGTCTCGGGGTCATGTGCCGGGATGGTGATTGGTCGGCGTTTCTCGGCTCGTATCGCAACAGCATCAAACGGCACAGCAACTACGTAGGCGTGGCATGGCAACCCATTCGGGTCAAAGACACCCGGATCGGTGTTTACACGGGTCTGGTGAGCGGGTACTATGTATCGCGTACCATTCCGGTCGCAGGGTTGGCGATGTCTTATTCGCTGACCCAGCGCAGCCAGATTCATTCCCTTGTGATTCCCAAAACTCCCATCAACCCGGCAACCTTTGCCATTTCATACTCGGTGAAATTCAAATGAGCGAACATGCGACAAACCAAGTCGTCACGACAACCCAAAAGATTGCCGCTGTAGTCGGTGGTGCTGGTATGGGCTTGAGCATTGCTGATGTGACAGCATGGCTCCAACTGATCGGCGCAGCTACCGGCGCGATTGTCGGTATCTGGATGGTGGCCGATAAGGTCATCGGGCTGTTCAAAGGCAAGCGAGGTAGTCGATGAGGGTGCCACCGCGATTCCTGGCACTCGGGGCGGCGACCCTTGTGGCGCTGGCCGCACATGAGGGGTTCAGCGACCGTGCTTACATCCCCGTGCCCGGTGACGTGCCCACCATCGGCTTCGGCACGACTGAGAACGTCAAACTAGGCGACAAGATCACCCCGATCAAGGCGCTGGAGCGGGCGCTCACGGATGTGCAGAAGTTTGAGGGGGCGCTGAAACAGTGCGTCACCGTGCCGCTGCACCAGTATGAATATGACGCATATCTCAGCTTAACCTACAACATCGGGTCTGGTGCATTCTGCGGTTCTACGCTGGTGCGTAAGTTGAACGCTGGTGACTATCCCGGTGCATGTAAAGAGATTCTGCGATGGGATCGGTTCAAAGGTCAGCCGCTGCGGGGTCTCACGATTCGGCGCGAGAAGGAATACAAGCAATGTACGCAAGGCTCGTGATTGCTGCGATTTTTGTAGCACTGACCGCAGCAGGGCTGTGGAAAGTGCACCACCTCGGCATCGTCAAAGGCCGCGCACAGGTGCAGGCCGATTGGGACAGAGAAAAGCTCCGAGCAATCGAGAAGCGCGAAGTCAACCGCGACACCGCCCGCAAGGCTGAGATTCGCTACGTTGACCGCGAGGTAATCCGCACCGAGTTCCTGACAGCAGCGAAAGAGGAGTTGAAAAATGAAACTACGAATCTGGAGTCTTGTCGTCTTGACGCTGGCGATATCGGCCTGCTCAACAAAGCCGCAAGTACCGCCCGCGATAAGACCACGAACTGACCCACCACCCGTCGCGCTGGTCACACCCTGCCTGCCCCCTCGGGACTTGCCCAGCGAGGCTACAGCGCGTGATCTAGCGAACTGGGCGGTGGATTGGATCGGGAGCTATGGGTGCGCTGAGAGTAAGCGCAAGGCTCTCGTGGAAAGCTGGCCAAAATAATCACATCCCCCGCGCCACGCGATACTCCTTGATCGCGTTTCTGAGACTCTGTTGCGTGTCTGCCTTGCTCTCTAGCGCGAGCGCTTGAGCCTGATCCAGCGTGTCACGCATCAGGATTCGATGGCAGATCACTGGCACACCCTGACCCTGGCGGCGCAGCCGTGCGTTCATTTGCTCGTACAGATCCAGCGACCAGGTGATGCCGAACCACACGACAATGTGCCCGCGCTTCTGTAGACCATCGACCCCATGACCCATTGAGGCGGGATGCCCGATCATGAGAGGCAGCGACCCATTTGCCCACCGAGCCATCGCATCGTTCAAAGCCCCCTCGCTTTTACACTCGGTCAGGTTCACCGGGCTCAAATGGGCAAAGCGTTTCATGATTCGCTCTGCGTCGGATCGGTATGCGTAGGAACACAGGATCGGCTGGCCATTGGCTTCCTCGATCAGTTCCTCCAGCGCGTCGAGCTTGAGGTCATGCACCGGCTCCCACAGCGGCATCCCTGCGACGGGGTACACCGCACCGTTGGCGAATTGGAGGCAGACGTTGGTGAGGCTGGCTTGGTTGAACACCTCCTTCGTCTTGCCGTTGTCGAGTTGGAGGAAAAAGTCTCGCTCCATCGCGTCATACTTGGATCGCAGGTGCTCGGGCATCTCGACCTCGATGTTGTTGACGATCAGGTCAGGTAGCGGGTTGTAGTCCTCGGCGCTCATCTCCAGCGTGATGTCGGAGATCAACTGCTTGATGCGATCCTCAGTGTCTTTGTACGGGATGACCTTGCGTGACCCCTCGGCGGGTTTCCTGTACCACTCGGTCATAAACTTGGTTTTGCTGGTTCCGAGGCGCTGGCCACGATCGACCACGAGGAACTGACCGTGCAGATCCTGATAACCGTTGGATGCAGGCGTACCCGTGAGTCCAGTGATCCATGAGAAGTGATCCAGTATCTTCATGATCGACTTGACCCGCTGAGTCGTGCTGTTTTTGCACTTGCTGATCTCGTCCCACACGAGCCCGTTAAACGGGGGTTGACGACCCTTGCTCACGTAATAGGTTTGCAGCGTTTCGGCGAGCCAACCGAGGTTCTCGTAGTTGATGAGCCACACATCAGCGGGTCGCAAGAGCGCGCGGGTGCGCTGATCCTTCGTGCCGGTGAGCATACCGAACCGCAGGTCTTTGGTGTGGCTCCACTTCGCAGCCTCTTGCCTCCAGACGAGGCGGCACACGCGGATCGGCGCTACGATGACCACACCACGCAGGAACCCGCTGGCCAGGAGGTGCGAGAGGCTGGTGAGTGTGATCGCGGTCTTACCGAGCCCCATGTCCAGCCAGAGCATTGAGGCGGGGTGAGTGCATTGGAATTGAACGGCCTTTTGCTGGTAGCCGTGTAGCTGGTGCGGGGTTAAGAGTTTCACGGCCTGCATTCCATGTAAGCCTGAATCACTTGTGCCGCGACTTGCGGGACGATGGCGTTACCGTAGGCGCGCAGTCGTCCCACTCGGTTGGATACCCCATGAGCCAGCGGGAATGTGCCGGGTTCAACTGGCCGCCACTTACCGTCTCGGCAGTACACCCAGTCGCAGGGAGACCAAGGTACGCCTTGACCTGCATGTTCAGGTCGCTCAGTGTCAACCCCATCGAGTGAGAACCCCGATCCATTGATTCCTGCTTGCGTTCCAAGAATCGCTCCGGTGTCCCATTGGCTTGTTGTGCCTGCGGAGTCGCCCAACTCGCTAGTTGCAATCCCTGAATCCTCGGGTCGTTGTCCGGTGTCAGCATGTTGATGGCAACTGTTGATAAGGACTCCTGCGAGCCACTCGTGTCGCCCCGCCTGCGTTGATACCCTAATCTCGCCTCGTTGGCCATAGGTGTTGGCCAACTCGCTTGAAATGCTATCACGCCCAAATCCAAAGACCCCCTGTCGAACTCTCTCTGCGCCCCCTCGAATGTTCTGGCTCCCGCCCCTTTCCAGTCGCTTGCTCGTGTCGTCGGCCACGAACCAAAGTCTTTGTCTGATGTGCGGTGCCCCGACGCCCGCAGCAGGGACACCGACTGCCCCGAAGGCGTATCCTTCACCCTCCATGTCATCTTGAACAAGGTCGAGCCAGCCGTGCTTAATTGCTGCGTCAACCTGCTCACCAAAGACTGTTTTAGGTCGCTGTGCCCGTATAAGATGGAACCAATGCGGCCATAGGTGCCGCTCGTCAGCAACCCCCGCTCCTTGGCCTGCGACGCTGAAAGGCTGACAGGGGCAGCTGCCTGTCCAGACGGGTCGGTCGTCACCCCACCCGGCGAGTCGGAGGGCAAGGCTCCAGCCTCCGATCCCTGCGAAAAAGTGACACTGGGTATAGCCAACCAAGTCGGCAGGTTTAACTTCTGAAATTGATCGTTCATCGACATCTCCTGGTGCAATGTGTCCCGCTGCTATAAGGTTTCTCAACCACTGCGCGGCGTATTTGTCAAACTCGTTGTAATAGGCGCTCATGCGTCCCCCATCTCTGCGAACACGCGATCCGCTGCCTCTACTGAATCGACCACCTCGACCGTGAACCCGAGGGAGCGCAGGCGCTCGTGCTCGCGCTTCTGTGGCGCTGTGGGCTTGGCACCCGTGCGCTTGAACTCGACGAACCTGAAATACTTTGCCACCACGGGGCGCAGCCACTCGGGGATCGGCGCGAGCAGGATGTCATCGGGCACGAACGCGTGACCCGGTGACGTGAACTTCATGAGTCGCTTACCCGCCGCTTCGGCGCGTTTACGGGAGCGTGATTCGATGTCACGTTCTAGTTGTGGGTGGCTGGTCATTTGAAAACCTTGTCGAATTCAGCCAGCGCATTATTTGCCCACTTCGCAGGCTTGTCGGAGTCTCTGGTGTTCTCTGCTCGCGCAACTGCGATAGCAACACCCACCCACAACTCTTTACGGTAGTCCCGTTGTTCAGTGGTCACCTGTGGTTCGACTGTCAGGTGAACCGTTGTGTCTTTACGATTGGTTGTTTTGTTCATTTCATCACCAGCGACAAGATAAGACACAACCACGGGAGCGAGGTGCCCAGTGCGATTGCGCCAAATACAAAAACCCACACAAGATCAGAGTTCATAATCATGCAAGCCCGTTTACGAGCTTCTCCACTTCGTTGATGTAGTAATCAAAGTCCACATGCAACCGACCCGCGTCTCGCAGGTCATTGCACACCTGGACACCCCATCCGCTCTCAACACCGATCCTGCGGCTCTCGACTTTGCCCTTGAGTGGTGGCATCCACTTAAAGAGCCGACCCCCATCCTTCGCCACGTAATAGCGGGTGGTGTTCTGCAAAGGGAACTCGGTGTCACCCCATATCTCGGGGTGTTCGATGACCAGCCGACTCGTGCGAGGCGCCTTGACGCGGATCATAAAGTCGAGCATCTCTGGCCACTTTTCCACCGTCTCGCGGATCGGTAAGCCCTTGAGAAGCACTTGCTCGGCGACCTTGGGCACCACCAGCGCGCTGTGATCCTGGTGCCACTCGCGTTTCCACTGGTACGCACCCTTGCGCTTCACCGAGCCGTCAACCTTCTCAGCAATGTAGCTGTTGACATCTCGAATGAACATGCGCGAGTAGTCGGCGTACTCCATACGCAGCTTCGTGATACCCTCCCACCACTGCACCACCTGAGTCAGCGATTCGCGGTGTCGCTTGGGCACCTTGACCGTCAGACCATCGGTATTCATTTGAATGATCCGCAGACCCTCGATCTTGAGCAGGTTCTCGGCCAGCAGGCACAACAGTAGCTGCCCGTTAAGGGTAATCTGCATGGTCATCAACGGATCGTAGAACACGCTGAACCCGTTGTTGCTGTCACCATACACACCATTGAGCGCGAGCTTGAGCATCGCGTTCTCTGCTGACCCTTTGGGGTAGCTTTTACGCTGTTCTTTGAGGTTCGCGTAGATGTCGCAGAACGACTCGGGAAAGTGAGCGGGTCGGAATCGCTGCGCAATAGCGGTCGATGGGTAGTAGCTCTCCACGTCGATGTCCACGATGTCGTGCTCATCGTCAGCGGTCACGATCTCGCTCTCCACCGACCCATGTATTCCACCGAGTCCAAACACCACGTCAATACCGCCCACGCGAGCCACCAGATCGGTGAACACGCCCTTGGTTTCGGTGATCGTCTGCTCGCGTAGCCAGTTCAGGACTCGATGGAACTCAGGGTTCTCGAACGTGATCCACGGCAAGATTGCATCGCGCAGCGCGATACTGGGTCGGCGGGTCTGACGGGGCTGGCGACCGTTCGGGCCGTAGTCGTAGCACGACACACCCGATTCTTCGAGTCGCATGGTGAAGTACTCTTTACCGATCTTGGTGTCGTTGAAGTTCAACCAATCTCGACCAGGGTACTTGACAGTCAGTTCCTGACGGAACCGCAGCATCTCAAGACTCTCGTGATAGAAGCGCTTGGTGGCCTCCACATCGTCGAAGTTATAGTCCTTGAGGGTCTGCACCTGATCCTGAGTCAGAGTCGTTCCTACGGGGAACGGTAAGTCGCTGATGTTGGGCAAGCGCATCACGAACTCCAGTGCCTTGAGGCTGGTGGCTCGCGCTTTGTTGTCGAAGTGATGCACCTTGAACAGATCCACCTGACGCACGACGCGGTCGGTGGGCTTGACCATGTGAATGAAGCGGTCGTCATCCTGCGAACCGATGATCGCCATAGCCTTCTGATACAGCGTACCAGCGTCACTGTGACCCATGCGGTACAGGGTGTGCAGGACAGGGTAGTCGAACCCCACACTATTGAACCCGACCATCGTGGCATCGACGCTGGCCAGGTGGGTCATCAGTGCGACGATCTCACGGCTATCATTTCGCCAGTCGCTGATCTCATAGCACCACCGCAGCGGTGAGTCTGCGTCTAGCAGGGTCAGGGTAAAGACGTTGGGGTACGTCTCAATATCATAGATGAGGGTGGTCATGTTGTCGGTTGTTACGGGTTACAGGATGCGGGGGTTTGATCCCCCGCAAAACTTACATCACTGCCACGGCATCTTCGCTGGCGCTGCGAACGCTGGCGGCGCGGCACCGAACATCGGCGGGGCTGGCATCGCGGCTGGTGCGCCGAACATCGCAGGAGCAGCAGGAGCCGCAGCCGCCGTCGCACCGAACATGCCACTCGCATCCACGACACCCTCGCCGAATGGCTTATCATCACGCAGGAACTGAATCGCAATCAGGTCGCAGCGGATACCGTGGCCGTATTTCTTTTCAGGGTTAGCATTCTGCCACCACGGCTTCACCGCAGCGTTGACACGGCAACCACCGTAGAGCTTGCGAGCGAGAGCTTGGTAAGCCATCGTGTTCGCAGGGTCAACGGCTTTACCATCAGCCTGAATCACTTGTGGAGGATTTCTTGAACCAGCGGTCAGGAACACGTTGCCGGGGTAGCCGTCATAAGGCTGGAACGTGGACTTCTTGATCTTTTCTTCGCCTGCACCAAAACAGCGGGTCTTGCGATCCGACTGAACCATCTGCATCAGGGCTTGCGCGTTCTCCTTACCCTTCTCGGTGGCCTTCGTGGCGAATGCTTGCATGAAAGCCGTAAACCCCGTGTGACTCGACGGCATGATCAACTCG